TGTATCGAAGTACAAAGACATATGGTAATGATAGAGGATTGAGTTGTGCATTTCGACAATGGAGAGCTGATAGTCATTGTAATTTACTTCATGGTTATAGTTTGGGGTTTCGTTTTACATTTGAAGCTGTAACTTTGGATGAACGAAATTGGGTTTATGATTTTGGTGATTGTAAATGGATTAAGAAATATCTTGATGAAATATTTGACCATACATTAGCAATAGCAGAAGATGATCCTGAGTTAAGTACATTTAAATGGTTACATGGTAAAGGTCTTGCAAATCTTTTTACATTTAAAGGAGTTGGTTGTGAGAAGTTTGCAGAGCATGTATATAACTATGTATCACCAAAAGTATATACTGATACAAAGGGTCGAGTGTCTGTTTATAGTGTAGAAGTATTTGAACATGGTGCTAATAGTGCGATTTATATAAATCCATACGGGAGTGGTATATGATGGATACGAAGTTTAGTGATGAATTACGAAAGAGAATGACGACAATCAAACATAAACATTTTGCAAATGATACTATCTTTGCATATCTTGATCCTGGTGATGTGAAACTTATTGAATGTGAAGTTGCAGAAGCCTTTGAAGATGTATTAAAGGCTTTGGTTATTAATACAACTGACGATCATAATACAAAAGCAACAGCTCATAGAGTTGCAAAGATGTTTGTGCATGAGATTTTTCGTGGAAGGTATTATCCCCCACCTGAAGTAACATCATTTCCAAATGCAAAACAATATGACCAGATTTATATGACCGGTCCTATTACTATCAATTCAACTTGCGCACATCACTTCCAACCAATTACAGGACAAGCTTATGTTGGTGTGTTCCCGGGAAAGAGAGTAGTAGGTCTTTCAAAGTTTAATCGTATAGTGGATTGGATTGCATCAAGACCACAGATACAAGAGGAGATGACTGAGCAGATAGCAGACATGGTTGAGAAGGAAACAGAAGCACAAGGGGTGGCTGTTGTTATCAAGGCAGAACATTTCTGTATGACTGCTCGTGGTGTTAAAGAACATGAAAGTGAGATGATGACTTCCGTAGTTCGTGGAATGTTTCGTGATGAACCAGCAACTAAAGCTGAGTTCTTTTCACTCTTAAATAATATGAAAGGGATGAAGTAATGGTAAATATGATAACGAAGTGTAAAGAAAAACCAACTGGTAATATGGTTTTGTTGTTTTCTGGTGGAATGGATAGTGTAATATTTGACCATTTACTTAAACCAGATGTTCTTTTATATTTACCAACAGGCAGTAAGTATGAGTATATTGAAACAAAGAAATTAGATGATCTAGCTATGAAGGGATACATTGATAGTAAGAAGTTGGTTGTGTTACCAGATGTATTGGACTTGAGTTTATTTGAAAGAGATGATGCTATAGTTCCAAATCGAAATGCATTTCTATTGCTGTTCGCATCTTTATATGGTGAAACTTTGATTCTTGGAAGTGTTCAAGGAGATAGGAGTTATGATAAAGATGAAGTATTTTATACACGAATGTCGGACTTGTTGAATCATATGTGGCAAGAACAGCATTGGACTGAAGCAAAGAACTTTACAGTTATGTCCCCTTATAAAAATACAACCAAGACACAATTGGTTAAAGATTATTTAGCTGATGGTGGTAATCCAGAAATTCTATTGGAGTCTTATAGTTGTTATGAAGGTAAAGAACAATTATGTGGATGGTGTAAACCATGTTTTCGTAAATGGGTTTCATTACATAATAATGGAATAACTACACCAGAAAAATATTATAAGTATGATCCTTGGGATGCCCCATGGCTTCCAGAATTAAAACCAATGCTTCTTGAAGGAACTTATAGAGGTATGGAAGATATAGATTGGTGTTTAGCTTTGAGAGATAAGGGAAAATTATGAAAGACGCAATATATATTCCCGCATATAGTGATGGTTTGATGTCTATGTTCTATTCTATGGATGACAAAGAAATAGCAACAAAGTATCAACCAGATTTTAGAGAGCAGAAATCTCTAAGAATATACAATAAGAAATATGATGCGTACTTTCATAATCCTTATCTTTTAATCTCAGCTGGGACACAGTATCAGAAAAAAAACTTCAGAGAGAAACTGGATATTGGTGATGAATGTAAAATCTTTGTTGACTCTGGTGGATACCAGTTGGCTATGGGTACAGTCAATGCAGAGAAATATACAGATGAAGTTGCATTGAAATGGAGTGAGGCTAATGGAAATATCTTTCCAATTTTGGATAGACCAGCATTTTCTAAGTTATATGATTATGATTTTAGTTTAAAATCGTCAGTTAATTCAGCAAAGTATTACCATGAGAATCGTTCCAAGTCAGATGCAGATGTTCTGAATGTTTTGCAAGGAGAGAATAAAGATGATATGGAGAACTGGTACAAGGAGATTTGTAAGTATAAGTTTGAGGGATGGGGGTTTGGTGGTTCAAAAGGAAACTTAGCATTGATTGGAATGGCAATATTAACTTTATTAAATAATGGTGAGTTTGATAGAGAGGACTGTAAGTATCTTCATATATTTGGTGTGAGTTCTAATGAGGCTATGGTGTATATTCAGTTTATCCAGAGGATGTTGGATAGACAAGATATTGATATACAGTTGACATATGATTCGACATATTGGAATCGTACTTGTGTGTTTGGTGGATACTTTATTAGAGAAAGATATGTTATTGGTACAGGTATGGAATCTATGAACTGGCCGAATACAATTGATTATGCTAAACTTGGAAAAGAATTTAAATTGCCATGTTTGTGTCCAATTTGTGATGATCTGGATGATAGTTATTCGTTCTTTAATACATTTAAGAAGAATAAAAAGGGCGAAGAAAAGATTTCTTTTGTTAAGTTTAATATGATGATTGGTTTTCATAATTTATTTCTTCAGATGATATATAATAAGATGACGAATCGACTATTACACGCAGATATGATGGAAGTATATAAAGAAGCATTTGCTCCGAAAGTGTATAAAAATCTTGGAATACTGGAAACAGTTTTTTTGAATCCAAGAAATGGCGACAATTATCAATTATTACAACAAGTATTTAATGAACGCAAACAAGAAACTCAAGCACCAAGTGTGTTCGACTTATAAATACTAGTGGAGGTATTTTAAATGTCAGAAGAAGAAAAACCAAAAAAAGACCCAGATAAAAAGAAACTTGTTGACGATCAAAACAAGCTTGTATTGAAGCTTGGTGATGATGATAGTGCTTTGGTTGTGCGTACTAATGGAGAAATTGAATTAATTAGTCGTGATCTTGAAGGAAAAGAAGATAATTATCTTGGTGATCTGGAAGATTTGAACAAGACATTTACTCTTGTTTTGGCATTTGCAGCTGCATTGGAAAATGAACAATTATATAATGGGATTTTTCAAAATTTAAATCATGTATTAAATAGACAATGGGATAGGTTACCTCCAGAAGAAAAAGCACGAATAAAAGATATTCGTATGCATCATTTATTACATCCGGATGAAGATGATAAGAAAAATATAGATAAGAAAATTGCAGATAAACAAGAATGGTTGGCTCGTTGGAGAAATGAGATTGATCGAGGTCGAGCTCAGTTAGAAGAATATATGAATCAACATCCAGATGAAAGAGATATGGGAGGTCCTTTCGGTCCTGAGATGATGGAGCCTCCACGAAGAAAGAAACGAAAGAAAATAAATCCACTTGCTAAGTTGAAAGATGTAGCATGGAATCCTTATGATAATACTTTGAAAGCACATAGGGTTGATGGTAGATACTCTCCTTTCAAAGGAGATTATAAATTAGACGCTCCACCTGATGAGGAAGATTAATGAATCCGTTTCAGTATGCGAATGACTTGATGAAGAAGAAAGATTATGATGGTGATTGTATTAGAGAGAGAAAAGATTATAAACCATTTTTTATAAATCGTTCTTTATCTTATCAACCAGATTTGATTCATTATGCAAATATGATGAATGAGAATCCCATGCTTGAGGTTAAAGCTCATTATGATTTTTTACATCAGACAGTTGAGAAAAAGAAAAGACCTTTTAGGGGTTGGATTAAAGTAAAGAAGTTGGAAGATTTAGCAGTTGTTAAAGAATATTATAAGTACAGTAATAAACGAGCGTTAGAATGTTTAGATATATTGACTGAGGATGATATAAAACAACTCAAACAGAAGCTGTTTAAAGGTGGAAAATCTCCATAGTATAAATATTATATAATGAGTTTATTATTGAATTGAAAAGGAGATATTACAATGGAAGATGTAGCGAAATGGACTATTGATGATATGGTTGAAGTGAAGCTGAAAGAAGATGATGATTTTTTAAAAGTTAAAGAAACACTCACCCGCATTGGAATAGCATCCAGAAAAGAAAAGAAGTTATTTCAATCTTGCCACATTCTACACAAACAAGGTAAATATTATATCGTTCACTTTAAAGAACTGTTCGCTTTAGATGGTAAGCCAACTAATATTTCAGAGAATGATATTGAACGAAGAAATACAATTGCCAATCTTCTACATGAGTGGGAGTTGGTGAAACTTGTTACTCCAGAAAAAGCACAACCAACTGTTCCAATACGACAGTTAAAGATTCTTCCTTTTGGTGAGAAGAATGAATGGGACTTGCAAGCAAAATATAGTATTGGTAATGTTGGAATAAAATCAGTTAGTGAACATGAAGCTAAAGGGGCTACAGAGATTGACGATAAAGTATTTGAATAATGCTGGTGTAGCTCAGTTAGTAGAGCAGCTGATTTGTAATCAGCAGGTCCGGGGGGCAGAACCTCGCACCAGCTCCAAGGAGATGATATGAATATAAAAGCTGTAAGATTAGTTTCAGGTGAAGAACTTATCGGAGATTGGAATGATGAGAAATATATAATTACTAATCCAGTTGTAATGATTCCTGTAGCTAAAGATCAATTAGGGTTTTCGCCATGGGTTCCATATGTAGATGAAGAAGAAATACATTTAAAAGAACAACATATTGTAACAATTTTAACTCCTGATAAAAAATTACAGAATGAATATAACAGAGTATATGGTTCTGGTCTTATAGTACCAGATGCTGATAAAATTATTCATTAGTTTTCCTTGTATTTTAGTTTGTTTTTTGGTATAATTATATTATGAAGTTTTACACTTATATTGGTTTATTGAAGAATCAAATCTACGTTAGAGAGATTTCTGCGGATAAAGAACATTCGTTTAAAGAAAACTTTCAACCCACCATGTACACCACAGCACCATCAGAGAAATGTAATTACACAACTCTTGATGGAACACCAGTTGGTCATATCAAGTTTGATGATATTGCTTCTTGTAAAGATTTTATAAAGCAATATAGTGGTACAATTAATTATCCAATTTTTGGTAATACTAATTATATTGTACAATATATTTCTGAAAAATATCCAAAGAAAGTCCAATGGAATACAAATAAATTACAAATCTATACAATAGATATTGAAGTATCAGCTGAAGATGGATTTCCAAATATTCAATCAGCTGCATCAGAGGTTACAGCTATTACAGTACATGATAGTGTGAGTCAAACTTATTATGTATGGGGAACTAATGGTTATGTACCACATGATGATACAAAACAGATTAGTTATAGTGAGTGTGATGATGAAGATGAAATGATAGAGAGTTTTCTTGTTTGGTGGGAACATAATTATCCACATATTATTACAGGGTGGAATTGTAAGTTCTTTGATATTCCATATCTTGTTAATCGTATTAAGTATCTTGATAAAAGACCTTCCAGATTATCACCAATAGGTTTGATAAATGATAGAAATGTATTTATAGCTGGCAGAGAGAATCAGTATTATACGATATTTGGTATTTCAACATTAGATTATATTGATTTGTATAAGAAGTTTACATATAAGATTAGAGAATCATATCGTTTGGATTATATTGGTTCAGTAGAACTTGGATTAAAGAAATTAGAAGTTGGAGATGTACAGGGATATGATTTGTATAAGACCAACTATCAGAAATTCATTGAGTATAATATTCGTGATGTTGAGATTGTAGAGAAGCTCGAGGAGAAGATGAAGTTACTTGAGTTGGTAATCACTCTGGCATATGAATCTAAGATTAACTTTGAAGATGTATTCTCTCCCGTGAGAACCTGGGATGCTATAATTTATAACTTTTTAAAGAAAAATAATATTGTTATTCCACCTCCTCAAAAACAAGATGAACGAAAAGAAATTATTGGTGCATATGTTAAAGAACCACAAGCTGGATTACATAATTGGGTAGTAAGTTTTGATCTCAATTCTCTATATCCACATCTTATTCAACAGTACAATATAAGTCCAGAAACTTTATATGATGGAGTTGTGTGTGCTGATTCCAAAGATATTGGGGTGTCAGGATTGTTGGAGCAGAAATTAGATACAGATTATTTAAAAGAAAAACAGTTGACACTTACTCCAAATGGTCAACATTTTACTTTAAAGAAAAGGGGATTTCTTCCACAGTTGATGGAAGATATGTATAATGAACGGGTAGAGTTTAAGAATAAGATGTTGCAAGAGCAACAGAAATTGGAGGATGGTAATTATACGAATAAACAAATAGTCATTAATAATATATCCAGATGTAATAATATCCAGATGTCTAAAAAGATTTTGTTGAATAGTGCTTATGGTGCATTAGCTAATCAACATTTCCGTTATTATTCATTAGAGATGGCTGAGGGAATAACGACAGGAGGGCAGCTTGCAATTCGTTGGATTGATAAGAGTATAAATACATATATCAATAATCTACTTCACACAAAGGACATAGATTATGTCGTTGCCTCAGATACGGATAGCATATATGTTACATTTGACAGATTGGTTTCTAAAGTGTTTACGGACACAGATGATGCTGACAACACTACAAAGATTATCACCTTCTTGGACAAGATTAGTAAGGATAAAATTGAACGTTTTATTAATAG